ACGAAGGTTATCAGTATAAAGATTATTATTCCGATCCAGAACCATCTGGTAAAATAAATGGTGAAGAATTAATGTACAATGTAATTGATTGGGTTTCAACAAGAGCACATTGGGATAGACAATCACTTGTTGAATGTGGTTGGTTAGAAACAATTGACCTAGATGATTTAGGAAAAGTAAGATGTAAATTTGATACAGGTAATGGTTCTGAAGCGTGTGCTTTACACGCAGATGAAATTATATCAGACAAGAAAATTGTTAAATGGAAGTATGATGGAAAAGTTTATTCTAAACCTAGACACGGTACAAGTGAAGTCTTTAGATCAAATGCAACCAATGAAGCGTCAGAAAAAAGACCTACAATATTATTAGATATAACTTTTAATGGTTTTACATATGTAGGTGTAGAAGTAGGATTAGATAAAAGACCTAGATCAGGTTCAGATTTGCTAGTCAATAGAAATTTAATGCGTCAAATGAATGTAAGTGTAAACCCTAATAGAACCTTTGTTTTAAGTAAAAGATTGAAACCAATAGACAAGTAGCATTGACTTTATAGTCAATATGTGATATAACTATATTATAACAATAAGGAGAAATATAATGAGTGAAGTGAAAATATTAAGACTCTCTACTGGCGAAGATGTAATCGCTAAAGTAGGTGAGAACGATCAAGGGATTAGTCTAAAAAATCCTTTCGTAATAATACCTCAACAATCAGCACCAGGACAACCAGTACAGTTAATGATGTCTTTATACAATGCTTTTGGTAAAAGTGATACCATTACAGTTGGCAAAGATAAGATAGTTTTTACTACTGATCCTAAAGAGGAAATATTAAAATCTTACGAACAAAATACAAGTAGGATATTAACACCCAAATCAAGTTTAATAACAGAAACAAATATACCAACTTTGAAGAAGTGATAACAGTTAACTTTATACGGACAAATAATGAGAAAGTCCAAGTGAAGGTGCCTGTAGGTTGGACTTTAATGGAGGCAGCCAAACAAGCAAACTTGGCAGAAATACCAGCAGATTGTGGTGGGTGTTGTGCTTGTGCTACTTGCCATATATGGGTAGGTAATGCTTGGGTAAGTAAATTACCAATAGAGCAAAACTCTATGGAACAAGAATTAATAGAATATGAAAAAGGATATAAAGAAGGCACAAGTAGATTAAGTTGTCAAATATATCTTACAAAAGAATTAGATAATTTGACGGTGCATTTAAGAGATAATGAACTTTTATAAAAGTGTAATAGAAAATTATGGTAAACTTCTAGTTAGAGGTATACATAATGGTGAAGAATTTAAAGAGAAGATTGATTATAGTCCTACTCTTTTTGCAATTTCAAAAAATAAAACTGACCATAAATCTTTATTAGGTCAATATCTAAAACCAATTAAGTTTGACAATATCAAAAAAGCAAGAGAATTTAAAAGAACTTATAGTACAAGCAATGCACCTATCTTTGGTATGGATCGTTATCAGTATCAATATATTTCAGACAACTATCCTGAAGAAATAAAATTTTCAAAAGAACTTATAAAAATATTCACACTTGATATTGAGTGTACTGCTGAAAATGGTTTTCCAGATGTACAAAATCCAGTAGAACAACTATTAGCAATTACAGTTAAGAATCAATCCAATAAACAAATACTAACCTGGGGTGTCGGTGATTATAAAACCGATAGAACAGATGTAACTTATATTAAATGTAGAAATGAAAAGTCTTTGATTATGGAGTTTATGAAATTTTGGATGAAGAATTATCCAGATGTAATTACAGGTTGGAATACAAAGTTTTTTGACTTACCTTATTTGTGTAATAGAATTAAATTATTAACAGATGAAAAAGTTGTAAGAAAATTATCACCTTGGAATCTAGTAAGTACCGAAGAAATAGTTGTAAGAGGTAGATCACAATTATATTATGATATAGTAGGTATTACTATGTTAGATTACCTTGACTTATATAAAAAGTTTATACCTGTTAGACAAGAAAGTTATAAACTTGATTACATAGGTAAAGTAGAAGTAGGAATAAAAAAAGATGAGAATCCTTATGATACATTTAGAGAGTGGTATTCAAAAGACTTTCAATCGTTTATAGATTATAATATTAAAGATGTAGAAATCGTTGATAAACTAGAAGACAAATTAAAACTAATTGAATTAATCTTAAATATGTCCTATGAGGCAAAGATTAATTACCAAGATGTATTTTCACAAGTTAGATTTTGGGATACATTAATCTATAACTTCTTGCGTAAAGATAACATTGTTATCCCACCAAAAGAAGATAATATAAAAGATGAAAAGTATCCTGGTGCATATGTAAAAGACCCATTGGTCGGTATGCACAAATGGATTGTTTCGTTTGACATCAACTCGCTATACCCACATTTGATTATGCAATATAATATTTCTCCAGAAAAAATTATTGGTATGAAATCAGATGGTATAACAGTTAATAAGATGTTGAATCAAACAACGCCTCTAGCATATCTTAAAGAAGAAGGTGCTACTATAACACCTAACGGTGCGTTATTCAAAACTGATAGTGAAGGTTTTTTACCTAAACTATTAGGCAAAATGTATAATGACCGTGTTCAATTTAAGAGTAAAATGTTAGAGGCGAAAAAATTATATAACAAAACAAAAGAACCTAAATTAAAAAATGAAATTGCTCGTTGTCATAATATACAATGGGCAAAAAAGATTGCATTGAATAGTGCTTACGGTGCTATTGGTAATCAGTATTTTAGATATTATGATGTAAGACAGGCAACAGCAATTACACTTGCAGGACAATTCATTATAAGATTTATAGAACAAAAAGTAAATGAATATTTAAATAAGATATTACAAACTGAAAAGAAGGATTATATTGTTGCGTCTGATACAGATTCAATATATCTTACATTAGATACACTTGTTGAACAAGTATGTAAAGATAAATCAAAAGAACAGATATTAAGATTTATTAATAAAGTTGTTGAAGGAAGAATAGAACCTTTCCTAGAAAAATGTTTTGAACAACTATCAGATTATACTAACGCATTTAAAAATTGTATGGTAATGAAACGAGAAGTTGTTGCCGACAAAGGTATATGGACAGCGAAAAAAAGATATATGTTAAATGTATTAGATGAAGAAGGCATTACATTTGACGAACCTAAATTAAAGATTATGGGTATTGAAGCAGTTAAATCTTCAACACCTGAAATTTGTAGAACAAGAATTAAACAAACAATTAATATAATAATGAATAAAGATGAAGAAGTTTTACATAAATTTGTTAAAGATTTTAAAGAAGAATTTTTTAAACTACCTGCTGAGGCAGTATCGTTTCCTAGAAGTTGTAATAATATGAAAAAATATTATAGTAGTTCTAGTGTATTCATTAAAGGCACACCCATTCACGTGAAAGGTGCTTTAATATATAACCAACAAATAAAAGAGTTTGGTTTACAAAACAAATATCCTTTGATACAAGAAGGTGATAAAATTAAATTTGTTAAATTAAAAGAGGCAAATCCATTTAAGTTTGATGTAATAAGTTATGTTACAAAGTTGCCTAAAGAGTTTAAACTAAAAGATTATGTTGATTATGAATTACAATTTGAAAAAACATTTGTGGATCCTATTAGATTTATCTTACAACCAATAGGTTGGACACCTGAACCTAAAGCAAGTTTGGAGGCATTTTTTGGATAATAAAATTATAAATGCAGATAGTTTAGAACATTTAAAAACTTTAGATGATAATGTTTTTGATTCGTGTGTAACTGATCCACCATATCATTTAGCGTCTATTGTTAAAAGATTTGGACCAGGTCAAAAAGGTATTAATAATAAAGATGAAAAAGAAGGTCGTAATGGACCTTATCATAGAGCGGCAAAAGGTTTTATGGGAGAAACTTGGGACGGTGGAGACATTGCATTTCAAAAAGAATTTTGGGAACAAGTATATAGAACACTTAAACCTGGTTGTGTATTATTAGCATTTGCTGCCACTAGAAATTATCATAGAATGGCAGTTGCAATTGAAGACGCTGGGTTTGAAATCTTTGATATGTTAAATTGGATATATGGTAGTGGGTTTCCTAAAAGAAGAAACTTATTAAAACCTGCACACGAACCTATTGTTATGGCAAGAAAAGGTGTTAATAAAGAATTAAATTTAGATGAGTGTAGAGTAGGTGTTGAAGAAATAGATACAACAAAGAATAGAAGAAAGAAACAAGAAGGAACAATATTTAAAGGTGGTTGGAAGAACGAAGAAGGAGGCAACAAAGTAATAGGAAGGTGGCCTGCTAATGTTATGCACGATGGATTGGAAGAAGATTGGGCAAAATATTTTTATAGTCCAAAAGCAAGTAAAAAAGAAAAAGGAGATACTGAACACCCAACTGTAAAACCATTAGAGTTAATGAAATACCTAATACGATTGGTAACTCCTAAGGATGGATTAGTTTTAGACCCATTTGCTGGCACAGGTACTACGGGTGAAGCGTGTCTGTTAGAAAATAGAAAGTATTACTTAATAGAAAAGACTGAAAAATATATTAAAGATATTAACAAGAGAGTAAACAAAACATTATTATGCTAGAATTGACTTTATCATTAGGATATGTTATATTAATCTATGCTTTTATAGTATGGTTATTAATGAAATGGAACAATGAAGATACTAAAAGATAATTTAAAAGACTTTTTTAAGTGGGTAAAAGGTACCGAGTT